CGATAGTGTGATGAAGGAGTTGAAGCCGGTTTTGAAGAAAATCCGTAAAACTCTACAGCAGAAGTATGACACTGCTGGCAGGGAAGACGATTGGTTGTCTCCCGGGGAAACCCATCACGTTGCGTCAACAAGCGCATCGTATGAGAAAAGCCGAGCGGCCGGAGGGCAGCTCGGTGCAATGATAAGTCATGTACCTTCCTTGTATCATTGCAACCCGCTAAATAAGACTGCGGTTCGTAGGAACCCAGACTTGTGCCGTATGACCTTCTACCCTAGGGTGGTCATCAGCGGGGTCGTCCAATTCAACGTCGTAATCGAGGAATACTGTTACGCTTCCGGGGAGGAAGAATGGTATGAATCGGTGCGAAAGGGGTGTGTTCGTTACGCTGAGAAGCAACTAACACTGAAGGCGACTATCCAGGCCGTCCTCGAACCCTTGAAAGTGCGCGTTATCTCCAAAGGTAACGCAGCCCCCTACTATGCGTCCAAGCTGCTCCAGCGTTGTCTCCACGACACGCTCCGTGAGATGGACTGCTTCCGTTTAGTGGGGGCACCGCTCCAAGCGGTGGATCTATATGATCTAGCACTTAATCCTGTTGAAACAGGCGATGGTCAACTTGAATGGTTTTCAATTGACTACTCAGCGGCAACGGATAAACTATCCGCCCGACTGTCCGCATCGATCCTTGGTTACCTTACCGAGGGTCAAGATGAGGGAATGCAGAATATGTGGCGAGCCGTCCTGGCTCCACATCTCTGTGAGTATCCCGAGACGTCTGGGGTTACCGTGGAGCCTGTTCAACAGGTCAACGGGCAACTGATGGGCTCAATACTCTCTTTTCCGATCCTCTGTCTCGCAAACCTTGGTTTGTACCTTGATACTGTTAAAGAGGATAAACGATCGTTGCACAAGAAGCTCAAAGGAGTTCTCGTCAATGGGGACGACATGCTCTATGTCGCGCCAGTATCGCTATGGCCCTTGCACGTGGAAAACGGTGCGAAGGTCGGGCTCACCATGAGTCCCGGAAAGGCATACCATCATCCGGTGTACGCCAATGCCAACTCAGCCTGCTATCACTTCGATTTGAAGCGATTTAAACCTAACGAGGGACGCTTTTCCAGCTCCCCGTGGTCCATTCCGTTCTTGAACAGTGGACTGTACTTTGGGCAAAATAAAGTACTAGGTGGCAGTGACGTCGAAAATGAGAAGTCCTATACTTCAGTCATTAACCGTCTCGTTCAGGGTGCCTTACCCGGACGGCAGAGTGAAATCCTTGCTATGTATCTCAACAGGCATTCTTCAGCTATCAAAGTGGAGTGTGCTGGCAGGAATCTCTTTATCGCTCAAAACCTTGGTGGTTTGGGCGTCGAACCAGTCGATGGGTTTTCTTATGAAGTGACCCTGGCTCAGCGTGTGCTGGCCCAACAACTTATGGATGCGTTACCTTATGCATCTAATGAGTCCCTTCCTTGGAAGGAGGACATGTCGCATGACATTCCTGTTGTCGATGAGCCCCTCAAGGCTCCCTGGCTCGCAGGTATCAGATGGGAGTTCGAACTCGAACATCTGAATGATGCCGGAAAGAAGATACCGGACCGTTGGGTGATTGGCGAGGATGTCTCGACCACCCGCGATGTCATGACAATGAACATCGGTAGGATTAAGTGGATGCTGAAGCAGCCCACTTTCCGCATGACCCATATGCGGGCGCACAGGCTTTCTCAAGGCATGCGCGTGTCCTCGTGTCAACGACCTGGTAGTGAATACCGTCGAAAGGCACCGGAGCCTGATCAATTCGTGAAGAATTTCAGGCGAGACATGGTTACCGAGTATACCGTCTCAGAGGAAGTTGCCAATTGGGTTCCTCCCAGCGCATCGAAACTTGCGAGCATGAGCTTCAAGTATCTGTTCACGATGCGCGGTGATTCCTTGTGCTAGGACAGCACACGTCTTGAGACCAAACAGACGTTAAAGAGAATCCTGTGTGACTCTGGCGAGAGCCACACTTGCTACTTTGGGTTTAGCAGCATAAACCACCCAAAACGGTTGCCCAGAACCTCTCCGCGTCGAAGCTGAGGTCATCGAAAGATGGCTGATCCCAGTGACAGGAGCAGGGGGCGAGACAGTGAGACTGTCATATCCATTCATTTGGCTGTGATGGTATCCTGGAAATTCCGTACAAAGGAGACATACAGTAGGCAGAATAGACTGCCGTGTTTCCGGATCTTGTCGAGAGACTGCACGGGTGGGCGTGCGAAGAGACAAGGCTATGAAGATCTCATAGGCTTTGTTGGGGAAGGGTGTTGAATCCTGCTTTAGGTCAGTTAAGCGAGACCTCCCCGCCGAGCATCAACTCGGCAGACTTCCATGTACTGTTAGATGAACAGTCCCTGTTGCCTACAGGGTTCCAATACATAGGTATACGCACTTCGATGAATGGAAATTCAAAGAAGTCAGGCAAGCCCGCCAGAAAAGGAGGCCGTGGACCGTCACGAAAGAACGGGAAGAACAAGTCCAACGGAGGAGCACCTGGTGCCTCCGGAGCAGGTCAGCTGGTGGCAGCGCCTGTATCGCGTCAAAGGCGTGGCAAAACTGGCCCTCCTAGTGTCACTGGTAGTCCTTACACTGGTGACGGGACAGTGCGCATCCGACATAGGGAGTACATTGGGGAAATCCCAGGGTCTGTGAACTTCGCAGCCGTCTCCTACAGTATCAATCCTGGCTTGGCCACGGTACTGTCTTGGCTGCCGCCGATCGCGGCGCAGTTCGAGGCCTATGTCTTCGAGTCTCTGAGCTTCGAGTTCGAGACTGAGAAGTCTACTGCTACATCAGGTTCAGTCATGATGGCAGTCGATTTCGATGCTTCCGATGCCACCCCAGTTGACAAAGCTGAGCTGATGTCCTTCCACAATGCGGTGCGTTCTCCTGTATGGGCAGAGAACCACTATCGTTGTGACAGCAAGGATCTGAAGAAACTACCCCAGAGATACATTCGCTCTGGGAGTCTGGCCGCGAACCAAGACGTCAAGATGTACGACGTCGGCAACTTGGTTGTCGCGACTCAAGGATGCGCTGATGCGACTATCCTTGGAGAACTGTATTGCACATACGATGTGGTTCTCAAGACACCCCAAACCAGCCGCGCGAGCCTCGCGGCCGCCGCTTCCGTGAAGGTTGATGGCGGGGGGACCGTTTCCAAGACAGCTTATCTTGGTACAGCTCCGACTTACGTCGGTGGACTCAGTGTGATTGGTTTGACCAACACACTCACTTTCAAGCAGGTGGGTCAGTACATTGTGGAAACAGCGCTGACAGGTACTACCTTCGCCGAGATCGCTCCTGCGATCACCGGGACAGCGGCTACTACAGCGGTGTCCGGGAATAACTTGAGAACTGGTGCGAACACCTTCTCGATATTCTCTTATCTCGTCAATGTGACAGAGATCGGCCAGACGACCATCATCGATTTCAGCTCTGCGGCTGCAACGATCACGGCATCCTCAACGCGCATCGCATCCTATGCGTATGCTAGTGCTTGAAGTGGTTCTTAACCACGGGCTAGGAAGGGTCTTCAAACCGCCCTTCCGACGCCAATCCCAACCAGTTAAGTCACACTGGTTTAACAAAAGAATGCGACCCCAGAACCGACAGGGATAGAAGTCGGTAGGTTGGATACACCTTGAGTATCTTCCGGCATGTAGTTACATGCAGGGCATAGCGAGCTAAAGATTGGGATGATACCCAACAAGCCACCGCACCAGCAATCCGAAGGAGCAGCTGTTAGGACTCGAAAATCCGAAGCAAGCTGGTATCGGGCGGATATCATAGCCGCTGGATTGCAACACACGCGACTCGCATGTGCCCTGTGATAAATGTATCACACCAAATGACGTCATGACTGCTTCACAGTTCATGATGGGCCAAATTGTCTCGACGAGACTAGTGTTATCGCTTGGTAGCGAAATCACACCATAAAGGATTCAGGTTGAATCCTCCGCCTCGCAAAGCGGATGTGTATAGGTCATCCCCTGGGGAAGGGCGTAGAAATACGTTTCAATATTCCACCGACCGATCTACACTTGTGTGTGGCCAATGCCGACAACACTGGGTTCGTTCATCCAAGGACAGCCGGAACCCGCGGGAGATTGATTATCTCCTCAGACCAATGAACCAATTATAGGTAACAGAATTCATCGATCTGGCGCGAAAGCGTGGTCTACCTTAGAC